TTTACACTTACTGAAGTAAGAGCAAGTTTAACAACTGCTCAATCTTCTGGACTTGACTTTACAGTTGATATAAACCAAAATGGAACTTCTATTTTAGGGACACTATTAACTATTAATAATACACAAAAAACAAGTACTACAGCTTCAGTACCTGCTACAATTGCAACATCTTCACTAACTGATGATGCTGAAATAACTGTAGATATTGACCAAATAGGAGATGGAACTGCTACAGGTCTTAAAATAACTTTAATAGGAACTAGATGATAATAAATCCATATTCTTTTGGACCATCTTTAGACCCAGATGCACAAGCTTTCTTAACTGCTACTGGAATTACAGACGCTACTATTTCGGGAGCTATTGATACTTTAGTAGTTCAAATGAAAGCCGACAATATATGGAGTAAAATGAAAGCTATCTATCCTTTAGTAGGGGGAACCGATAGTACCCATAAGTGGAATTTAAAAAATCCCACAGACTCAGATTCTGCATTTAGATTAACATTTAATGGGGGTATAACTCATGATGGGAATGGAATAACTAGCAATGGAGTCAATGGATATGCGGAAACATACCTAAACGATATAGTTGATTTAGCAAGTGATAACAAATCCATTTCAATGTATATAAGAAATGTTTTAACTATAGGCTCACCAATGGGATTAATCGATGCCTTTGGTCAAGTTTCTAATAGATTTTATCCTGAATATGCAGGTAATGACTATTCTACATTAGGTCTTGCTCAATCTGGTAGAAGTATTGCAGGAAATCAAATGGGATTTTTTACAATGAGTAAAAGTGCTGCGGGTAGTTTTAAATATTACAGACCAGGAACTTCTTCTATAACGGTTTCGTCAGCCGATGAACCTAATTTCTTTGGCACTTACTATTTATTAGCGTCAAATAATACAGTTGGAGCGGAATATTCAGAAGCTAATTTGGCTTTTGCTAGTATTCAAGAAGCACTTAGCGATAGTGAGGAAGTTAATTTTAGAGCAGCAATAGAAACATTTGAAACTACATTAAGCAGAAACGTATGATAGTTCATTTACTAACAGAACAAGAAAAAGATTCATTGATAGGAAAGTATTATTTTAGTAATACACTTTTTAATCCTATTCAAGATAATAATAATAACTGGATTATATCCCAAGAAGAGGTTTTAAATGCAGTATATGAAGATGTATTGTGGGTAAAAAATCTGCCTACTATTGAATATATTGCTAAACCACCAATAATAAATTCTAATTAAATAACACTTTAGTATTAAAGGCAAAATTATAAAATAATGAAAATACCCGAAATTGCTAAAAAGTTTTATGAGTGTTTAGAAAAAAATATCTTAAAAGTGGGGGATAGTATCCTAGACTACACTTTTAATATAGTAATGGTTTTAAAAACATTATTTATTTCTTTAGTTGCCTTTTTTTCACCTATATATGGATTGTTATTAGCTGTAGGTGCCATGATTTTTTTGGATACTATATTAGGAATTATCAAGTCAATTAAATTAGAAGGGTGGGAGTCTATTACATCCAGGAAAGCAAGTGTAATTATAAGCAAATTTTTACTCTATCAATTAACTGTATTAACATTTTTTATAATAGATTATAACTTAATAAACGAGTTTGCAAAATTACATTATCAAAATAATTACTTATTAACTAAATTGATAACTATATCTTTATGCTTTGTAGAAGCAAAGAGTATAGATGAAAATATAAAATCTATCTTTGGATTCTCTATTTGGACAAATTTGAAAGAAGTTTTAATAAGAACACAAGAGATAAAAAAAACCCCAAAAAAATAAAATTTGACCATGCAGGTTTATTTATTAAATAGTCTTCCTGATTTTGGATATTCTTATTATATTTATTATCTTAAAACAGATGGTAAATATTATGGTTGGGATGCACAAAATAATAGATTTTATAATTTATCTACACCAAATATAGATGACTTATTAGGTTTAAGTTTTGAAAATTTACAAGACGGGGATGTATTGTCTTATGATAGTGTTTCTAAAACATGGATTAACAAAGTTATTAATACCTCAACAGGAGTAAACTCTTTTAATACCAGACAGGGAGATGTATATTTATTAGGTTCAGATGTAACTGATGCTTTAGGATATACTCCTGAAGATCTAGCAAATAAACAAAATGACTTAACGCCTAGCTCTATAAAGTATCCTACTGTGGATGCAGTTAATACTGGGTTATCAGGAAAGCAAGATTCCTTAGGTTACACTCCAGAAAATGTTTTAAATAAGCAAAATAATCTAACTTCAAGTACTACAAATTATCCAACAGTAGATGCAGTTAATGCAGGATTATTAACCAAAGAACCTGCTATAACAAGTGGTACTTCCTCTGAATATTGGAGAGGAGATAAAACATTTCAAACTTTAGATAAAAATGCAATAGGTTTAAATAATGTTGACAATACAAGTGATGCAAATAAACCTATATCTACTTTACAAGCTACTGCAATAGGCTTAAAAGAAGATTCCTCTAATAAGTCCACCTCCACTACAGATAGTGCTAGTACAACTAAGTTCCCTGTTTGGAGTGCCATAGTATCTTATTTTGATATTTCAAGAATCAAAACAATATTAGGTATTACAACTTTAAGTGGCAGTAATACAGGAGATCAAGATTTGAGTGGATTAGTTGTAAAAAATAATGACATTACCGCTGCAACTAAAACTAAAATTACTTATGATATAAAAGGTTTAGTTACAAATGGGGCAGATGCAACGACTGCTGATATTGCAGATTCAAGTAATAAAAGATATGTTACTGATTCTCAATTAATTGTGATTGGAAATACAACTGGCATAAATACTGGAGACCAAACGCTAGGTTCTTTAAATGCTGAAGACTTAGCCAATAAAGCAACTAATTTCTCAACTGTGAATGATACACTTTACCCAAGTGTTAAGGCAGTTGATGACCATATAAATAGTAGGTTAATTGGCCTTTGGGATGACAGAGGTTCTTACGATGCTTCAGTGAATTTATTTCCTTCAAGTGGAGGTAGTGGTACAGCGGGAGCTATAATGAAGGGAGACATCTGGACTATTAATGTTCAAGGAACTTTAGGTGGCATTGTTATGCACGTTGGCGATACGGTTAGAGCTTTAGTTGATTCTCCTGCTCAAACTACAGCAAACTGGGCTTTATTAGAAAATGCTATAGGTTACGTTCCTGAAGACGTTACTAATAAAGTTACTACATTTGGAGGAAACACTACTTCAGATATTAAATATCCAAGTGTTAAAGCAATTGTAGATAATTATACTAGTTCAAACATTAAGAGTATTTTAGGGATAACAACTTTGTCAGGGTCAAATACTGGTGACCAAGATTTAAGTGGATTGGTTGTAAAAAATACTGATATTGTAGGGGCTACTAAGACAAAGATTACATACGATGCAAAGGGACTTGTAACAAATGGTGAAGATGCTACCACAGCAGACATAGCAGATACTTTAAATAAGCGTTATATTACAGATGCACAACTAACAGTTTTAGGCAATACGAGTGGGACAAACACTGGCGATAATGCTACAAACAGTCAGTATAGTGGATTGGCCGCTTCAAAACAAGATGTACTAGGATTTACTCCTGAAAATTTAGCTAATAAATCTACTAATGTAAATACTGACCAATCTAGTGATACAAAATATCCAAGTGTTAAATCTGTATATGATTGGGCTACAATTGTTTTTACAACTACAAGTGCAGTTGCTACACAAATTACAACAGCTTTAGTTGGATATGCCACTCAATCATGGGTTAATAGTCAGGGATTTATAACAAGTGTAATAGGTTCTTTAGGTTATACCCCTGAAAATGAAGCTAATAAAGAAAATACAATTTTAGATACAAGCACTATAAAGTATCCTACAAATAACTTAGTAAAAACTGCTGTAGATTCAAAAGTAACTGCAAATGCAAGTATTCCAGGAGATACAAAAACTAAAATAACCTATGATTCTCAAGGATTAATTACAAGTAGTACAGATGCAACTACAGATGATATTGCAGATGGGTTTGATAAAAGATATGTAACTGATGCTAATTTACTAGTAATAAATAACACAAGTGGGATAAATACAGGGGACCAAACATTATCAGGTTTAGGAGGAGTGCCAACAAGTAGAAATATAACAGTTAATGGTACTATTTCAAACTTATCAGCTGATAGCACATTTACAGTTACAGATGCTAACTTATCAACTAGTGATATTACTACTAATAATGTAAGTACAACTAAACATGGATTTGCTCCTAAGTTAGCCAATAATACAACTCAATTTTTAAGAGCTGATGGTAACTGGGCTTCTCCAAATGTCTCATTATCTGTCCAATCAGTGGCAAGTTCTGCTACAGTAACTCCAACAAGTGATAATAATATAGTTGTTATAACAGCTCAAGCTGCTGCACTAACAATGGCTATACCTACAGGAACACCTGTTCAAGGACAAGCATTAATGATTAGAATAAAAGACAATGGTACTGCTAGAGCAATAACATGGACAACAGGTACTGGA